ATGCAGACCACCTTGAAACTCACCCTGGCAGCCACCGCCGCCCTCTCACTCGCAATGCTGACCGGGTGCTCCGGAGGCACAACGAGTGCGGCCCCCGAGCCCGCCACCGAGACCTCGGCCCCAGTAGAGCTCAGTGCCGTCCCCGACGTCACCGGGCTCGACGGGGCGACCGCCAAAGACACACTTGAAGAGGCCGGATTCCTCGTCGCCATCGACGGCGGCGACGAAGACGTCCTCATGCCCTCCAACTGGACCGTCGACGCCTACTCGCCAACCGAAGCCGAACCCAGAGCGAAGATCACCCTGACGGTCTCCAAGACACCCACACCGCCCGCCGAAGCCACCGCCACCGGACTCACTGCTACCTACGCGCAAAGCGCCTGCACACAAGCTATCGACGCCGAGTTCCCCTTCGGTGCGGATCAGCACTGGATCCTCGGGAAGCTAGCCGAAGAACTTCAAGCGGACACCGACCGCTGGTTCTTCAAGGTCACCGTCGACGTCACCAACGCCTCCGGAGCCACTCAGCACGACGTCAACGTCGAGTGCTACGTCAGCGGCACCAACGACGCCCCCAGCGTCGAACCCCTCGTGTACTACTAGACGAGCGAACACAACGAAACCGCCCCATCTCCACGAGGGAGATGGGGCGGTTTCTCGGATCGATCCGGCCCTAGTCACACGCCCCGACCCTAGGAGACAAGTGCAGGCTCGGTTAATCTGAGCGCATGGCAAGACTGATCTACTGGGGAGTGCTCACGATCGTGGGCGCTCTATTCCTTCTGCTCGGTCAGGGCCTCTTCGTTCAGGTTCCAGCGGCTCTACTGTTCGCGTATTCAGTCCTGGCGATGGGGCGGGCGGCTCGAACGTCTGAGTCTGGCTCACCGTCTCGTTGATCATCTGCTGGACGTCGTCCTCGGTGATCGTCTCGTTCTGGTTCCAGCTGGTGAAGAGCGCCATGAGCGCAATCAGGACGGCCACCCAGTCGGCAACACTGCCGTACTGCGACCGATCGACTTTCTCGAGAGCAACAGCACCCACCGGTGTGGCGGCCAATGCACGCTCCACGTTCTTGGCGATCCGCTCGTAATCGACTCCGGAGTCCGCGAGAGTCTCCGACGCCCACGCGAAAACAGTCCGCATGCGGCGCTGCTGCTGAGGAGTGGGCTTCAGATTCGCGTGCAGGTTGCCCTTGCTGTCATTCGTGTACGTGCCAGCAATGATCGTGGCCATCTGCCCACACATCGGACAATTCGTCGAACCGCCATCCATCGTGAAGTTCCCAGGGCCCTCGATGTGCACTACGCCGTGCACCGCAATAGGCCCGTGTTTTGGACAGTCGGCGATGATCTCGGTCATGTCGTTAACCTAGGGCACGATGAAACCGCCCCCTCCCGCGAAGCGTCGTCCCGGGTGTCCGGGATCGCTTCAGCGAGAGGGGGCGAAGTCGTAAAGATCGGGTGTTGGATTATTCGCGATCTATTCAGGCGGCGTGCTTGCCGCCAACGTTCTGCAGGGCCGTGCTGGTGCCGGTCGGCTTCCAGATGCCGTAGTGCATCCCGACCGCGATGAGGAACGTCGGGAGCGCGAGCAGGAGCCCCGTGCCAACGTCGTACAGGGTGCCGCCCTGCCACGCGGAGATCGCCTCCGCGAGCAGCGCCGACACGAGCGAGAGCCCGGCAAGGAGCCACGCCTTCGTCGCGCTCGAAGTGACCCGCGTGGTGACGAGGCCCACAAGCAGCGGGAGGATCACGGCAAGCACCAGCTGGCCGATGAGGACGGGGTCGAGGGTGAAGATCACGTCTCGTCTACCTTTCGTTCGAGCGCGCGCTCTCGCTTGCGCAGTTCTTTGAGTTCTTCGTCGTGGGTGTCGAGCTTGTCCGCATGCCGGCCGAGGTCTTTGCGGATGCCGCGCACGTCAGCGGCTCCCGCCTCGAATCGGTTCTCCATGCGGTCCCAGAGGTTCTGGATCTTGTCGAGCAGCTGGTCGTGTTTGGCGTCCATGTCGTCGCGCATCACCCCCGAGTGGGAGTTCTGCACCTGGTCCTGGACGGCCGCAGCCGATTTTGAGGTACGCAGCAGGATCGGCCAGAGAATCGCCGAGACCGCGCCGACCTGGATCAGAGTGACCTCCACGAGCTTCCCCGAGAGCATCGGCTTCCCGTCGGCCCCGTCAATCGCTCCGAGAGCGATGACGAAAACGACGACGCCGACCGTCGTGACTGCCGTCCACATGAGCGACCGGTTTCGCTTCTGCGTGTGCGGGTTCGCGGTCGGATCGTGGATCGCGCGAACCGGCCGCGAAGACGTGGACGGTTCCGACATCAGGCGCCGAGCTTCTCGGCGATCCGGTGGAGGATGCCGCCCTTCTTCGCGTCGCTGAGGTCGTTGATCACGCCTCGCACGATGTACGAGCCGTTCGCCTCGCGGGCGAGCTCCGACACAGCGGAGATATCGGCGTCGTTCATGCGAACGGGCTTGACCTCGAGGCCGAGCTGCGCGCGCATCGTCTGGATGGACGCAACGCGGGACATGGAGGCGATGTGCGCGACGCCACCTTCGTAGACGTAGAGCGCGCCAGTCTGTGCGCTCTGGATGAGGACGGGAACGGACATGATTTCCTCCAGCTGCTGGTTGAGTGATGGTGTGCCGGCAACGAGGGCCTGGCGCTTCCGCTCGGCCTCGTTCCCGATGTAGTCGAGCGGCATTCCGCCCGGGCATGCGGTCGAGTAGGAGACGCCCCAGCGGCCGAGCATTTCGCGGTGGCCGTAGAGGTTGGAGCGGCTGATCGTGAAGCCGTTTCGGAAGGCGACGTCGGCGGCGAGTGTGGCGATCGCCTCGATGTTCTCGGGCGACTGCGGCCACCCGGATGCGTCGCCGACGGCGGCGTTGACGCACTCCATCGTGAAGGCCTGCGAGTCGCGCGACGCGGACCCGGAGGTCCAGGCGCGCGACTCTTCCTCGACGACCTCGTACAGCTGCCCGCGGGGGCCGACGACGGCGTTGGCGGACACCTGACGGGATCCGCTCGTCATTATGTTGATGGTCTGGGAGGCGGAGCCGTTCGCGGTGTGGTGGAGCTGGAGCTCGATGATGCGCGACCCGAAGCGCGAGGACTTCTGGTGCGTGGGGTGCGTGCTCGTGTAGAGCGTCGACCTAGACAAGGCGCTCCTCCTCGGGGATCTCAACGAACGGAAGTGCTTCGATGGGCTTGCCCTCGAAGCGGGGACCTTCCCAGCGGATGACGAACACCCAGGCGACTTCGCAGGAGTCCTCTGGCTCGAGGTCTCCGATGCGCGCGGCGCCGGGGACGTCGTGCGCGACCGTGATGCCGGGGTGCTCCGACTCTGGGTGTCGGTCGAAGTACGCGGCGAGCTCCTGGTTCGCCTCGCGCGACAGGTCGGGGTGGTCGAAGGGGATGCGGAAGCGTCCGTCTTCGGTGGTGATCGTGAGGGCGGTGAACCGCCCGTCGGTGTCCTGTTCGAGGACGTCGAGCAGGCCGCTGAGGTGCTGTCCCTCGGGGAGCAGCGCGAGCGCTTCAGACATGTGATGACTCCTGGTTTGCATGAGAAAAGCCCCGCCGGAGGGCGAGGCTTGAGAGATGAGACGAAGCTAGACGGCAGTCCGCGCCCAGAGTGCGGGGAGGTGTCCGCCGCCCCACCCGTTCGGGCTGTTGGTAACTCCGGCCGAAGTCAGCGAAGCCGCATCCAGGCCAGGTAGGTCCACAGTCACCGGCAGCGAACCGTTCGCCCACCAGATCGACTGGCGAGCGTCCGCGGGCGGCCATGAGAGCCCTTGCGTCTGCGGTCCACCGAAGTACGGAGCACCTGCCACCCAGTTCCCGGTGTTGCTGGCCGTGTACGCCCCGTACATGTATTGGCCTGCGGGGAGCACCCACCGGCCCGCAATCTCTTTGAGGCCCGCCGACGAGAGGTCGAACGTGCCAATCGGCATGTACCGCCACACTGTTCCGTCGAGTCGCCAGAGTTGGAGCAGGACGGTGACGCCCGCCGCTGCGCCCACCGCTCGGATGCAGAAGCGGTCATAAACGCGCGATGAAGCCATGACGAGCGGCTGGACGATCGTCCCGCCTACCGAGCGCGCGGTCGCCGTGCTCCACGGCGGAATAACCACGTCAGCGTGACCGGCCGGCGCTTGCGGCACGGGGAAACCCGCCACACCGTCGCGTCCGGCTGGCCCAGGCACAGTCGAGGCAGCCCCGGGAGGCCCCACAGGGCCGGGAACCGTCGACGCAGCACCAGGTGGGCCAGTCACCCCCGGAGGACCGACCGGACCGGGCACCGTCGACACTGGCCCCTCGGGGCCGCGCTCGCCAGGAGGGCCAACAGGACCGGGCACGGTGGAGTCAGCACCGTCACGGCCGTCGACCCCGTCACGCCCAGGCGCTCCCTGCGGGCCTGGCACGACCGAGTCGGCACCGTCCCGCCCCGGAACTCCGTCGACGCCGTCACGGCCAGGCAGGCCGCGCTCACCGTCAACGCCATCGCGTCCGGCAGGACCAGGAGGGCCAACCGGGCCAGGGGGCCAGGCTCGCCGTCAATGCCGGGCCGGGGCGCGGGCATATCGCCCACCGTTCCGGATACCGGTCCCGCGTCGGTGATGTTGCCCTCGATCATTCCGTGACCCCCTCGCCCCAGGTGATGACGCCCTTGCCGATCGAGATCGGGCCGGCCGGGCCGTCGCCCTTCACGTCCCACCGCCACGCGACCTCGCCGAGCTCGTCGCCGAAGTCGTCAGCGGACGGCGCCGAGATGCGGAAGATGCCCTGCGCCTTCTCTGAGTCGTCCACCGCGAGCACGACGACTCGATCGCCGTGCTTCGCGGTTCCGCGGAAGTTCGACCAGTCCGTAAAGTCGAACGGCTGTCCGCTCGACTTGATCTGGAACCGACGCGACCACGCATCCGAGCCGTACGCCGTGTAGCAATTGCCGAAGTCGTACGGGAATCCCTGCATGCTCTTCGTCCTCCTTAGCCGACGACGTTGCCCACGGCGTCGAGCCACCGCGTGCCGTCCGACCAGATCGGCCGGTTGAGGTTCGTGTCGAACAGGAACGCGCCCGCCTCGACGCTCGCCGCGGTGGGGCGGCCAGACGTCGTACTCGTGGCGCCCTTAATCGGGTACGTCGCGCGCAGCTGCCCGTTTGAGCGGCGGATGACGATGCCACCACCCGAGATGAACGTGCCCGAGTTGTCGTAACGCACGAACTCGAGGTCGCCACCGGTGTTGCCGCTGCCCTCGGCGGTGTTTGACATGCGGAACGCCCACCGGTCGACGCCGTCCGTCTGGAACACGATCGTCCGGTACGTGGCGGTGGGGCCGGTCATGCGCAGGAGCGCCGCTGCCGTGCCGCCGATGGTTACGCGCGAGGCGATGTCCACGTTGCGGTTATAGATCTTCGTGTTGCCGTTCTCTGGTGTCTCCTGCAGCTGCTGACGGTTGCCGACTGCGGTGTTGTGGAGCATCGTGCCGTTCGTCACGCCGGCCAGGTTGACCGCCCAGTTCATCACTGGCGTCGCCCTGTAGTCGACGATGATGTTGTGCGCCACGGTCGCGTTCGACACGGTGCCGGCGTATCCCGAGGTCATGGAGATGCCGTAGTTCTGCGACTGGTCGGTCGATGCGATCGCCGTGCCCGTCAGGTTCGTCGCCGAACCGGGGTTGATGATCGTGTTCCCGATCACCGCGATGCCGTCGACGCCACGGAACGAGACGCCACCGCGAGGCGGATCGATGAACGTGTTCCCCGAAATCGTCACGTTGCGGGCGAGGTGCGTGGGGCTGGCGAGGTTCCCCGAGGGCCAGCCAGTGACCGAGACGCCGCGGCCGTGGATCGCGTTCTGCTCATCGACCGGACCGCGGTAGAAGCGGTCAGCGGTGTTGCCGATCACCGTCACGTTGCGAGGCCCGTCGTCGAGGCTGATCGCCCCGTACCCGGTGCCCGAGATGTTGTTCGCCGCGACGAGGATGCGCTCGGGGCCGCGGCCACCCTCGAAGCCGGCCGTCCAGATTCCCCAGTAGCAGGAGTCCTCGATGCGGTTGCCGATGACCGTCACTGACTGGCATCCGCGGGACACGGACACACCGTTGTCGCGCGAGCGCCGGACGAGGTTGTTCGTGAACTGCACGTCGGCGCAGTAGATGAAGCCGGAGTCGAGGCAGTTCTCGACGAGGGAGTTCGTGACCTTCGCGTACCCCTTGACGCCCTGGAAGTACATCGGGAGGCCGGTGGCGAGGTTCTTGAAGGCGCAGGAGTCGATCTGGATGTCGGTGCACGATTTGCCGGTGGGAAGCGGCCCCATCGTGTCCTCAGCCCAGGCGCCGGTCGCGCGGATGGCGATGTTGAATGACACCCCCGACGTCGTTCGACCGCGCTGCGGGGCCGTCGTGTCGTCGACGGCGTTCCCGAGGAAGGTGATGCCGTAGAAGGTGATGCCGCGGGCGTTGCCGGTCGAGTTCGCGAACGCGGAGTCGATCGCTTCCATGCCCTTGATGGTTGTCGCGTCGCGGCCGTTCCCTGAGATCGTGCAGTCCGTGAGGCCTGAGTAGTCCACAGGGACGTGGAACAGGTACGAGTTCGATTTGCCGAGCACTCGTCGGATGCCGAACGACTTCGCCTTGTTGATCGCACGCTGCCACGACTCCGACGCGGAGAGGTCCGTGGGGAGGCGCAGCGCGTCGACGTCGACCGTGGACTGCTGGTCGTACTGGTTGTTCAGCGCGGACCGCGTGAGCGACGTCGTCGCCGCGACGTAGGTCGCGAACGCGGTGTCGTTCTCGACGGCGTTCGTGCCCGGGAGGCCCTGCGGACCTTGCACCATCCCGACGTTGCGCGGGAAGAGCATGCCGTTCTTGATCTCATCGAGCCAGAGCGCGCCGAGTGTGATGCGAGGCGTCTGCACGCCGTTGCCGCGCGGCCCCTTGATGTTTGCGAGAGTCTTGTCGACCACAGGTCAGCCCTTCTAGAGAATCAGGATCAGCTCGCCGGTGCCCGTATACGTGCCCGGGTCCGGGTCGCCATCAACGGCGCAGAGCCACCAGCCGCGGTACGTGGGATCTGAGAGGCGGGGGTGCTCGAGCTGGACCCGCACGTTCGCCGGCGACAGCGGCATGTCGAGGAGCTCGGAGACGTCACCGCCGAGCGCGTTGACGTGGAGCGGGTACTGGATCTCTGCCCACCCTTGCGGGGAGCCGTCGATCCAGTCGATGGACATGATGAAGTGGCACGGCGGGCGCAGATCGGTGGTGTTCGCAAGGTTCGCGGTGCCCTTGCCCGTCACCGGGTCAATCTCGTTCCACGGCACCACCACGCGGCGCACCAGCACCCCATCGGGACCGATCGCGCCCTGACGCGACGGCGTGAAGATGACATTCGCCCGGATGTCGCGCGTCGGCGAGAGGCCAAACGTCTTGAGCGTGAACGTGACGTTAGGCACCGGCGTCAACCTCGTCCTGCAGTTGCTCGAGCTCCGTGTGCAGCCCATCGACCCAGGACTGCAACTCTCGAGGTTTCTTCGCGAAGCGGTTCATCGGCATCTCGTCGACGTCACCATTCGCGCGCACGACGACCACCACGGGCTGAACGATGTACTTGACGACCCGCACCTCATCCCGAGGTGCCACATCATCTGTACCCATCTTCGTAGTCGTGTCTGTCTGTTCCGTCATGCTCGCTCTCCCTGCGGTCGGTACATCTGATCGGCAGCGCGCGGGGAACCGACGTCGCTGACGCCGTACTCGCGGAGCACCTGCCTCGGGTTCAGGGCGATCGCCTTCCCAGGCCAGACCTTGATTGTCCGGAAGCACACGTGCGGGCCTCCGGCAGTGCCGCTCTGCCCGACCTCGCCGAGCTGCGTCGTGTGCGTGACAAGGTCGCCCACTTGAACGAGCGGCTCGTTCTGCAGGTGGTAGTAGTGCGTGACCATGAGGCCGTCACTCTCGACGTCCTCGAGGTGCCGAATCTTCACGTAGTTGCCGGCACCGTCTTCGGCATCAGGGTCACCCTCCGCGACCGCGATGTCGACGACACCAGCAGCAGCGGCATACACCGGTGTCCCGAGCGGGGCGCCGATGTCCAGCGCTGGATGCTCCTCGAACTCCCCCGGCGGCGCGTCTCGGCGCTGACGGGGACCGAATCCGCTACCTGGTGTGAACCTCGCAAGCGTCATGTCGATCGGCCAGCGGAAGATGCGTTCTTCCGCGCTTGGCACGTACCGAACCTTGGGCGGGGCGACGAACCCGGCAGTCGTCTGCGACATCGGAGGCTCCTATCCGGTCCAAGGCTTTGTGATGTACCCCTCGGGGTCGATCTGCGTGCCGTTCTGCCACACCTCGAAATGCAGATGCGGTCCCGTGGAAGTGCCCGTGTTTCCCGACAAGCCGATAACCTTCCGGCGTCCGACTGACTGTCCGACCGAAACGAGGACCGACGCGAGGTGCGCGTACAGCGTCTCGATACCGCCGCCGTGATCGACCTTCACGTAGAAGCCCCAGCCGACCGAGGCGCTGCCTCCCGCGAAGACGACAGTGCCGGCTCCGGCCGTTATGACCGGAGTCCCCTCAGCAAAGGACACGTCGACGCCCTTGTGATCGGTCGACCCGACACCGCCAGGCGAATCACGGGGCCCGAAGCCATCCGTGATCGTCGAAGGATCGAACGGCCACTCGAGCGAGCCCATCGGGCCGCCGACGTCCTGCCCGATCGCGATGACGACGTTGCTTTCGCCGGCTGCCATCAGCCACTTACCGCCGTCCGGGACGGAACCGGGCTCAGCGAGCCCGGGAAGGCGAAGCGCGCTGAACTGTGCCGAGCTCGCCGACATGCCCGTCGCGCCCATCTCCGACGTATGACCGCCGGCGGAAACCCGCACGCGGTTGTTGTCGATCGTCACTCCACCAGACACGATGGAGCCGACTACGGTGAGCGTCGACTCGAGACGCGTCGTCCCTGCGAGGGTTGTGGGCCCCTCAGCACGCAGGGAGCCCTCGGTGGTGATGCCGCCGGTGGCCCGGAACGTGTTTGTCACCGTCGTAGCACCGGAGATGGTCAGCGTTCCGCCGAGCTTGGTGTCACCGGACGCCTCGAATGAAGACATCACCTTCGTCGCCCCGGTGATCGAGAGCGCCCCGGTCACGAAGCTGTCGCCGTTGAGGCGGGTGGTGCCGTTCAGGAAAACGTTGCCCGTCGACTTGAACTCGCCGGAGATGTCGACTGCTCCGGTGATGTCAGTCTCACCGGTGATGGTCGTCGCACCCTCGATATCGAAGGTGCCCGTCACCTTTGTGGGCCCACTGAGAAGGTTTGTTCCGCTCAGCGTGTTCGTGCCATCGGCAGTGAACTCGCCCTCGAAGTCGACGGTGCCGTTCGCGTAGAGCGATCCAGCTCCCCCAGGGCCTCCGAAGATCGAAATCGATCCGGTGACTTCGCCGACGCCGTCGAGGAACCAGAGGCCGGTGATGCGTTCTGAGCCCTCGACGATGAGGCCCTCGTCGGAAGCGACACGGAACGTGCCCTCGGTGACCGACGTGTATCCGGACGGGTTGGCGGTGCCGAGGCGCTTGACCTGGCGTGCCAACTCGAGCGACTTGGGAGCCTTCGTGTCGACGATCTTCACGCGGAGCCCCCGATCACCTCGACTGGTAGTCCACGGTCAGGAAGTGCTTGGATGTCGAGTTGTGACCAACGCCGATCACGTACTGCATCGACGTCGACGCAGGGAATCGCTCGTCGCCTGCGTCCTCGAAGGGCATCTTCCAGCCGGGCTTCACATCAACGCCGTAGACGCCAGCACCGACCGGTGCCGCGGCTCGCAGTCCGCTCTCGTACTGCCTGATCGGGAACCGGCGAGCTCGAAGTGCAGCCATAGACAGCGAGTTGAGCTTGGCCGGGTCCGACTCGTTCTTGAACGACTCGGTGGCGTCGATGACGGGCATACCGTCGCGTGAGGGCCAGGTCGGGTCGTAGATGCCGAACCCGAGGCGCATGTCCTCGTCCGAGCCCTTGCCGACGCCGAAGATGCCAGTGACGACCTTCGAGCCGTCTTCGGTGAAGGACAGCTCGTGCAGTGGGTGCTGCCTCGCGCTGACCTGAACGTCGAACGGCAACTCCGGGAACTCGGGGTTGCCCCACTTGGCTTGCCAGTAGAAGTTCCCGGTCTCGGTGTCCCACATCGGCTCGATGTAGATGTCGGGGCCGTTGAACGAGTCCTGCAGGGCAGCCGTGGCTTCTTCGCCGGTGGTGAGCGTCCACTTCTTGTAGTCGGCAACTTCGGTGCCGCCCGTCGCCGGGGGCAACCGAATCGGGAGGTTGAACGCGTTCGGGGAGCCTTCGAGCTCAGGCCGGCGGAAGAGGATCTGCCAGAGCCGCGTGAGCAGCCCTCCCTTGGAGTAGCCAGCCTCGTAGACGTGCGGCGAGACCTCGTAGTTGTTGGTCATCATGAAGTAGCGCAGGTCCGCCAGGTAGCGGAACTCCTTCGAGGTGACTGCGGATACTCCGGTGGTCCGGGACCAGCGCTCGTTGATGAGGATGCCCGCGTACTTCGCGATCTTCGGCCCACCGTCGATTGAGTAGGACGTGACGACCGTCCGGTTGACCTTGCCGAGCAGGTTCTGCCACGTCGCCGGGTCGAGCTTCGTCTTCGCGTCGCGAAGGTGGAAGCTGTGCGACCCGTCGCCGACGCCGTTGAGGACGGTGCGCCAGTTCCAGGAGCTCGGGTGGACGGTCTGGATGAGCTCACCGGTGAGAGTGCTGACGATGTCGTGGTGCCAGGTGATGTCGATCGGGTTCACGACACCCCCTGGCGGTCACACGTACGTCGGTAGGAAGAACGGCGAGAACTCACCAACGCCGCCGTGCGATTCGAGGTGCGCGATAAGCGACGATCCGGCCGGGACAGTCCATCCCTGCCCCGAGTGCTTGGCGCGATCGACGATCACGCCGCCTTGGCGCACGTACTCCCAGGTCAGGTCCACGTCGTGCACCTGGCCTGCGAGCAGCGGGGCTCGGATGCGCAGCCACCGGTCGCCGCCCCAGAGGGTGTAGCCGTTCGGCATGTTCGTGACGGCGCGCACGAGATGCGTCACCGAAGCGGCGTACGTGCCACGGTTGATCAGCTCGAGCGGCCCGGACGAGTAGGGCAGCCGCCCCGACTCGCCCTGCACTGGTGTTCCGAACTGTCGCGGGTCCGCCGATCGCAACTGGATGAGGTAGTCCGCGACGAAGAGCCGAGACGGGCGGCGCCGGGGTCGGAACTCCGGCAACCCGGCACGTTGGACGTTCGACCACAGCTGCTCGCCGAGCTCATCCACCACAATCCGCTCGAAGCCACCGCCTGTGAGCAGCGACCTGAACTGGTTGCGGTATCGGATGAGCTCGGCTGCAGACTCGGCGACTGCGTGCCCCTCCCAGGAGATGGGGCGCTCGCTCAGCTCACCGGGGAGCTCGAGCGACCCCGGGCCGTTCGGGTTGTCGACCTTCTCGGTGCGGAGGTCAACACCGTCCGACCATCCTTTGATGCCGTCCTTGCCGATGTAGAGCCCGGCGACTCGGTCGTAGTCGTCCACGAAGCCGCGGAACGAGATGCCGCCGATTCGTGCTTGCAAGGTCACAGGACGCTCCCCATCTCGAAGTTCTCCCGCTCCCGCTGGCGACGCAGGAACTCGTCCGTTGTCTCCCCCGGGTACTGGTGGATCTCGTTGTTGAAGTTGACGATCCGGTCACCCTGACGAGCACCGACAGGCTCCCGCACGGTGGTCGCGACGATCGCGCTGAACGATGCGACCTCCTGGGCCTGCGCGGCGACGCGGGACAGCGCTGGAAGGCGCTGCTCCATGCCGCCGGCATAGTCCTCGATGAGCGCGTTACCCGAGAAGGTCGTGTACCCGCGCCCTGAGAACCGCCCACGCTTGGCCGGCGACTGCGGGAAGAAGCCTCCGATGAAGTCCATGACTCCACCGAGGGTGTCCTCCACCGTGCCGAGCATCGCGTCGATGCCGTCGAGGAAGCCCTGGATGAGCGCCTTACCGGAGTCGACGAGCCAGTCACCGATCCCGGAGAAGAACCCCATGATCTGCTCGGGCAGCGCCTGCAGGAAGTTGACTGCGCGGCCGATGTTGACCTCGACCTGACGGACGAACCCCTCGACTCCGGACACGATGCCGTCCCAGATCTGGATGAAGAACCGGGAGATGGCGCCCCAGACGGTGTTCCACGTCGAGGAGATGCCGTTGACGACGTTCGTAATGACCGTCTGCACCAGGGCGATGTAGGCCGTCACTGCGGCGACGATGAATGTCCAGATCCCGACGAAGAATGACGAGATGCCGCCCCACACCGTGTTCCAGACGCTCGTCACAACGGCGAGGACCGTCGTGATGACCGCTTGGACGATGGCGATATAGGTCGTGACCGCGAAGACGATCAGGTCCCACACGAAGGTGAACGCGGCGACAAGGCCGTCCCACACGAAAGTCCAGACTGCGACTATCGCGCTGAGGACGGTCGTGATGATCGTCATGACGATGTTGATGTACGTCGTCACGGCGAACACGATCGCCTGCCACACGAACTGCGCGACGGCGACGATCCCGTTCCATACCCCGGTGAAGAACTCCCCGAGGGCGGTGAACACGGTTGTCGCGACGGCCACGATGTTCGCCCACGCCTCGCCCAGGAAGCGGGTGAACTCGGTCCAGATCGCTTGCCCGAGCTCGGTCTGCGTGAAGAACCACACGATGGCGGCCACGAGCGCCACCACAGCGGCGATGATGAGGCCGATGGGGTTGGCGGTCATCGCGGCGTTCATGAGCCACTGAGCCGCCGCTGCGGCCCTCGTGGCGACCGCGGAGGCAACCGTAGCGACCCGCTGAGCGACGAGACCTGCCGTGTTCCGTGCCGTAGCCAGGAATCCGCCGGTCTGCGCCGCCGTGTTCGTCGCTGTGGCTCCCGTGTTCGCGACGGTCGCCGCGGTGACGGCCGTGCGCGAGCGTGCGAGCTGCCAGTCGATGACGGCGCGGGAGAGGCCGAGCGTGTTGCTCGCGAGGAGGATCGGGGCCTGCGCGACCTGCGCGGCCGTCACCGCCTGGGAGGCGACGCGCCAGGCCACGAAGCCAGCGACGATAGCAGGCATCCAGGCGACGATCGTCTCCGCGTTGTCCGCGAGGAACGAGAGGCCCGAGGCGAGAATGCTGATGCCGCCCGATGCCAGGGTGACCAGTCCGCCGCCGAGCTCTGGCAGCTGCGCCGTGAAGGCGCTGACTGCGGGCATGAGTTCCTGAACGCTCGTGCCGATGCTGCCGAATGCGGGGCCGAACGAGCCGAGCGAGGACGTGAAGCCGGAGAAGCTCGAGAAGTCGAGCCCGGCAGCCGCGTCGACGACCTGGCGAACCACGAATGCTGCGCGCTCCATGAAGCCCGGGAAGCCGGAGCTCGTCACGTCGCCGTCGTTCGCCCGCCATGCCGCGCCGAAGGCGGTCACGCCGCCGCGCAGCTCCTCGAACACGGTGCGCGAGATGAACGCGACCCGCTCCATGAAGCCCGGGAAGCCGGACGAGGTCACATCGCCGTCGAAGGCTTCCCACGACGCGGAGAAGGCGCGGATTCCGCCGGTGACTTCGGTGAGTACCGTGGCGAACCCGGCACCGAACTTGACGCCGAGCTCGGCGGCCTTGGGGGTGATGAGGTCGAGGAGGCCGGTGAAGTCGGCCATGAGGGGCTTGAGCTGCGAGAAGAACCCGCCGCCCTCACCGCCGGCGTCGAGGAACGCTGCGCCGACGCGACCGATGGCGGCCTTGACGTTGTCCCAGGCGCCGACGAATGAGGTCTGGCCCATGATGACGGCGGCGCCGCCGATGTTGTTCTTGACCGCGTCGTAGAAGGTCTGTGCCGAGATTTCACCCTCGGAGGCCATCGTGCGGACTTCGTCGGTCGTCACGCCGATTTCGTCGGCGAGGTACTGCCATATCGGGATTTGGCGATCGGCGAGCTGTTGGATTTCACCCGTGTAGGCGCGGCCTCCGGTCTGTACCTTGCCGAAGATCGACGAGACCTCGTTGAGGCCGACCCCGGCGACGGCGGACACGTCGACGACGTTCTTGAGGTAGTCCGTCATGGCCTGGCCGTTGGCCACGCCTGCGGCGCTGGCAGAGGCGGCAGCGCCGGCCGCGTCGCCGAGGCCGAAGGCAGTGCCCTTGACCGCGGCGAGCGCGGAGTCCATGTTTGCTTGCACGGACGTCGCGTCGTGGCCGAGGGCGCCGAGCTTGGCTCGCGCTGTGTCGATGCCGACGAGTCGGTTGAATCCGAGCGCGGCCGTGATGCCGCCGGCCGCGGTGACAATGCCGGCGATCGGGGTGGCGAGCGACTTGATCGTGGAGCCGATCGAGGTGACGGCGCTTCCGACGGCGGAGGCCGTGGACTTGAAGCCGGATGCGAATCCGGCGCCTGCCCCGGCGCCCGCCTTCGTGAAGCCCGTCTTCGCGCGGTTGCTCGCGTCTGCGGTGGTCGCGTCGACCTCGGCGACCGTCTTGGACCGGAAGCCCTTGAAAGTCGGGAAGATGGAGACGTGGCCGGAAGCAACCTCTGAAGACACCGGCCACCTCCGTCGCTAGTCGATGGCGGTCATTTCCGCGAGCTGTTCGGCCGCGAGGTCGCGGTCGGCTTGCGTGATTGATCCGCGCTCCCAGGGCAGGGGCAGCATCACGGGGGGCGCGCCCTTGGGGCGCATGGAGTTGAGAGTTGCTTCGGCGTGGATGGCGGCGACGAAGTCGCCGTAGGTGATCGGGAAGTCCCACCCGGCGAGTGCTGCCTGGTAGTGCGATCCGAACTCGCGCTGCAGGCGCTTCGCGTGACCGATCGCCTCGCCCCAGGTGACCGTCTTGCCGATGTCGGCGACGGTCAGCCCGAGGCGGGCGCGGAAGTCATACGCGAGCGCGTCGTGGTGCTTGGCTAGCTCCCCGTGGAGCCACGCGATTCCCCCATCGGGGCGCCTGCGACCTTCTGCCAGACCTCGAAGTATTTCTGCGCGAACGCCATCACCGAGACGATGCCCTGGCGTTGGAGCTCGGCGACTTCGTCGCCCTGTCCGAGGAACTCGAGGACGGCCATGATCTGGTCGTCGGCCTGCTCTCCGGCCGCGGTGATCTCGGTGAGCTTGTCGTACTGGATGTCCACCGAGGTCTTGATGATGAATCCGGAGGGGAACTTCGCGGCGACCGACTTCTCGACGATGAGGAACTTCGGCTTGAGTTCCTCCTGCAAGCGCACGAGGGCGGCCTGCTCGTCTTCCTCCGACCAGTTGTCGAAGTCGAGGTCGGCGAGGTCGATCTCGTCCACGACCAGAGCCGGGGCGGTCTTCGCTGCAGGGCGTCGGGTGGTGGTCTTGCGTGGTGCCGTCATGGGACTGCCTTTCATGGGTGATGGGTGGTCCATGGGTTGGGTGGTGCGCCGGCCGAGGAGACCCATGAACTCCTCGGCCGGCGGTTCTTACGCGCCGCGCGTGTAGGGGAAGGTCGCCGAGGAGGTCGACCCCTTCGACACCTGGATCGGGGCGGAGCCTGCCGTGCCCGCGGGAACGACGGCCGTGAGCTGCGTCGCGGAAACGACGGTGAAGCCCGTTGCGGGGGTCGACCCGAATCGAACGGCGGTCGTGCCGGTGAAGTTCGTGCCCGTGATCGTGACCGTCGCCCCGGCAGCTGCCGCAGAGGGGGTTGCAGCGGTGACCGTCGGTGCGGGGTCCGTGACGACGTACTCGGGGTACAGGAACCACTCCGCGTAGTACTTGTCCTCGAACCATTCGTGCGGCTCCCACTGCATGGTCGCGATCCAGCCTCGGTTCGAGCCCTTCTCGGCCTTGTCGCGCTCGAGCTCCGCGATGAAGAACACACCGTTGTCGCGCTCGAGCAGACCGCGGCGCTGGCCCTCGATGGGCTTGTAGACGGTCTCTGCCCAGCCGAGGTATCGCTGCGCGGTAGCGATCTCGCCGACCAGGATGCGACCGTTGGCGTCGGGTGTGCGGCCGCGGATGAACTCGCGGACCACGGCGTCGGTCTGCGCGAGGCCTACCTTGAGGGTCAGCGTGTCTTCGCCGTTGAGCGAGTAGCCGCGCTGGAAGAACTCGATCTTGTCTCCGGCTTCGCCGCCCTGCTCGAAGCCTTCGTCGGCCTTGAATAGGCCGAGCTTGCGGTACGCCGGGTACTTTTCGGACAGCTTGAGCGTGCGGTCACCGCCGTCGACCGACGAGACCACGTTGCCGATGGCAAGTGGGGCGAACGCGAGCGCGCCGCCGATCGGGATGGCGACGGCGCCGAGGGTGTTGCCCTGCTCGTCGGGTTCGTTCATGAGGTGCTCCTTAAATGAGGAAAGCCACCTCGGCGGGTGGCGACAGGTGGGTGTTGGGGAAGGTCAGAGTGACCCGACGACCGAGTAGCCGACGGTGAAGTAGCTGCGGGCGCGGTCCTGCGTTTCCCGCACTTTCATGGGGCCGCGGACGTCGTCGTCGTTGATGGCAGCGACTGGTCCTTCGAGGTAGGCGAGGTTCGGGTCGGAGTAGAACGCGATCAGCTCGCGCGCCAGGTCGTTGACCGGCTTGTCGTTGGTGCGGGTGCCGCCGACGACGGTGAACCCCACGGTGCGCTGGAAGCTCACTGGCGACGTCTTCGCCCCCGAATCGTCGCGCACGACCACGAGAAGTTCCGGCCATTCGCTCTCGGGGAACTTGTTGTCGAACTCCGCTCGAGGGAACTCGTCTCGGCCGGTATTGGCGAGCCAGAGTTCGAGGTCCGGGGGCGTGATCCTAGCCACCGCTCGACCTCGTGACAGCCTGCGAGAGGGTCCCAGACTGCGACTCGATGATCATGGCCGCCTCGTCGTCTGACACAACAAGAAACCTGACCCGATCCGACATGTCGTCGCGCACCACGTGGATACTGTCGCGATAGTCGCCGGTGTCGACGGGGGCCAGCGTTTTCGCATTCCCCTCAACTTCGTCGGCGCCCGACTTCACGAGTGCCACGACCTCCGGGGACTTCGCGAGGCTCCGAATGTAGTCGTCGTTGAAGTCCGCCATCAGCCGTGCACCTCCCGGAGCCGCACCGTCTTCACGGGCTGCCAGCCAGTGAACGGGCTGACGTCAGCCGCCGGGAACCCCTCGACAGACCAGACGCGGTCGCCATCGCGGATACGGTCGCCAAGCTGCACGTCCGCAGCCGCGTCGGGCAGGTGGAGCTCGGCGGAGGAGACCGTCTGGTTTCGGTTCGGTTCGGCGCCGGACCCAGCGGATGCGCCGGTGTCGAGGAACCCGACAACAGTGAGCGTCGAGGGGTTCGTCCAGTCGTGGGCCGGATTCTTCGGGTTGTATGCGTTGTCAACACGCGTCGCCCGTTCGCGGACGTAGGCCTGCGTGAACGGCAGATGCATCATCGGCGGTCCTCCTCGGGCCAGAGGTGTCGGAGCGGGCGGGCTGTCGGGAACGAGCCAACAGGTTTCCGGGCGCTGGTCGTGTCACCGGTCAGGCTCCGTAGGCCGTCTCGCTCCTGCGCGGAGAACCACGAGGCGACCTCGCGGTATCCGACTCGGGCCGAGCCCAGCCCCTGGTTCGCGATGCGCCGCGGGGCGGCCGTCACTGCCTCGCGAGCTGCCCCGAGCAGAATCTCGACTGCCGCGGCCTTCGCTTCACCCTCGAGAAGGTCGATGCCGGGGGCGATGGAGCGCGCGTACACGAGCACGACTCGTGCAGTGCCCTGGGGAATGCCCGAGAGATCGTCGCTGCTCAGCACTCCATCACCCCCTTCATCATTTCGAGCCCGGAGCTGACTTCGACGCCGGGGACGCCTTCGCGGCCGGGGTCGGAGCCTCCGCGGCAGCCGCATCAGTGGCCGCCTGCTCGACTGCGGCAGCCTGCGCGTCCGCGGCGGCCTGCTCGGCGGCGGCCTGGTCCTCGGTGGGCTCGTCGTAGACCTCCTCGACGAGCCCGACCGAGATGGCGTGTTCCACGCTCTCGTCCGTGAACGCTTCGAGCGGGATGGGTGCGCCTCGGTACAGGTAGCGTTCGGAGGCGTCCTTCGTGACGAGCACGACGGCGGCTCCGGACACGATGTGTCCCGTCAGCTTCTTGCGGGCACCCATCAGAGGCCCGTGTTCGTGAGGCCGACGCCCGCGAGCGGGTCGGTGACGACGGGCACGGTGACGCGGCGGGCGCGAACCTCGTACTTGTCGTCCTTGTGGCGCTCGGACTTGGTCTCGACCCCGGTTGCTCCGGCGCTCGAGTATCCGGGCGAGCCGAGCTTCTCGTCGGCCATACCGCCGAGCTGCTCGCGGTCCACGAGGAGCGGGGTGCTCGACGTGTAGAACGGCGAGGTGACCCAGTTGAAGCCGAGCGCGTCGACGGGCAGGTTGCCGGTGATGGCGACGTTGCCCTGCTCGCGTGGGAGCGCCTTGTCGTCCATGAGCATGCCGACGAGCTTCGCGTACTGTGCGGGCTTGAGGACGACCGTGTCGAGGTTGAGGCCGGTGCCGAGGTCCTGGCGGGTGGTGGCGATCGTGTAGAGCGCTTCAACCGCCTTGCCTGCGGTCGTCCACGCGGCGGGTGATGCGAAGGTCGAGGTGATCTTCGACGAGACGACGGCCATGGCCGTCGAGTCCACGTGACGGATGACGGTGTTGGCGAGGCGCTGCAGGCCCTTGTTGACGACCGAGATGCCCTGGCGAGCGATGCGCTCGTCGGTGATGTCAGTCTCGAGGCCCCACTTGACAGTCTTGGCTGCGGCCATCTCGCCGAGCGTCATGACCGTCTTCGGGTACTCGGCACCAGGGGCGACGGCCTCAGGTGCGTCGGCGGCGAAGATTTCCTCGCCGGTCTCGTAGTAGACGCCGCCTCCGGCCGCGGAGAATCGGCCCGTGAGCAGGTAGTCCGCAATGAAGCGCATCTTCGTGATGTCCGCGATGCGCTTCGCGATGATGTTTGGGTTCTGCAGCAGGAGGTGAATCTGCTGAGTGGTGAGCGTCCCCTCGGGGCGCGCCACCGGGTAGGTGTACGAAGGCATCCGGGTCTCCTAGATGAACAGGACGTCGATGACGTCGTCGACGGCGGTCGCTGCTTCGAGGGCGAGGCCGATGGGGTTGGTGGTGGCTCCGATGGTCTGGACCTTGCCCGCGGTTGCGGACGAGACCTTGGCTCCGGCGGCGATCGCGGCGCTTGCCGTGAGCTGCTGCACACCCTGCGCGCGGGTGTAGACGGTGACCTGTTCGCCGATGGGCGCGTCGAATCCGGCGACGCCCACGACGGCAGCGGAGTCGGCTCCGGCCGGTCCGACGGTGCGGTTGCCGGTGACCGCGACCAGGCGTCCGCCGATGACGTCGGCAGACGCGGTGAACGTGACCGCGCCGCCCGGCTTGAACTTGGGAAGGTAGTCGGCCATGGTCAGTTCTCCTTCGTTGCCCGGCCGGCAGCTTCGAAGAGCTGGTCAGCTTCGGTGGTGGTCTCGTCGGTGTGGCCGAGCTCGGCGACCGGGAGCATCGTGTTCTTCGGCAGCGACGCGATGAGCGTCTTGGCGGTGTCCTCGTTCTGCTCGAGGCTCGCGAGCCAGGAAGCGCGCGACGCTGGGGCGATGCGGCCCTCTTGGATGGCCGTCGCGAGGATGCCCTCGCGGCGCTGTCGCGTCTGCTCGTCGAGAGCGGTGCGGCCAGCCTGCGCATCCGACTGCAGCTGCGCGAGCACCTCGGAGTCGATGAGCGTCGTTCCGGCGGGTGCTGCCGCGGATGCGCTCTCGTCGGTGGTCTCGTCAACCTGCTCGTCGAGGGCCTCGTCGAGGGCGTCGAGGATCTCCTCGTCGGTTGCCTCGGTGTCGGTGACACCGAGCCGGTCGCGGAGCCCTTCCTTCAGGGTTTCGTAGGTCATTTCTGAACCTTCCGTGGTTGTGTCGCTCGGCTCGGTTGCCGTAGCTACGTGGGTGGTGGGTGGAGCGGGAGCGTGGGCGCGGCCCGCGTGAGCGAACTTCGAGAGGTCGAAGTTCGCCTTGGAAGCGGGCGCGTCGGCCCACTCGTCTGCCAGACCCGCGGTGACGGCTTCCTCAGCCGTGTACCAGGTCTCTGCCTGCATCAGGGCCCGCCATTCTTCGCGCGTCCCGCCCGCTCGAGCCGCGTAGGTGTCGGCGTAGGAGTCGGAGAGTTTGTGCAGGGCCTTCGCGGTGTCGTCCATCGTTTGCGCGTTCCCGTAGGCCATGCCCGAGGCGTCGTGAATCATCAGCTCGGCGCCGCGGTTCATCGTGATGTGGTCGCCCGCCATCGCGATCAGTGACGCGGCGGACGCGGCGAGCCCGTCGACGGTGACCTCGACGCGCGCCTTGTGACGACGCAGCGAGTTCATGATGGCGATGCCATCCCATGCGGAGCCGCCGGGCGAGTTGACGTACAGGTTGATCGTCTCGACGTCGAGCGCGTCGATCTGCTGAGCGAACGCCTTGGCGCCGAGGCCGTATCCCCAGTACTCGCCGATCTCTTCGTAGATGTAGACGTCGGCCGCGGAGATTTCCTGCTCCTCGGTATCGGCTTTCGCTTGGATGCGGAACCAGGGTCGGTCCTCGCGGCCGGGGGCCTTGGCGGTCATGCTGCTCCTGCTCTCGTCTCGGGTGCGCGGGCCGGTGGTTCGCGTCGGGTGGCGCTGTCCTTGACTGGCAGCTGGTAGCGCGTGCGCATGTACGCCTCGAGCGCTTCGTCTGGCTCGATCGCACCGCATTCGATGAGCTGCTTGACGGCCTCTGCCGTCGCGGGCTGCTCGTCACCAATCGCTGATGCGACCAGGCGGGGCGCTGGCTCTGCCGGACCCCAGTTCGCATCGACGAGGTCTTCGACGACGTGTTGCTGGGTGACGTCGGCGACGCTCTTCGCGACCGCGTTGAGTGAGTCGGTGAAGAAGTTCGCGAAGGTCGATCCGAGCGCCCACGATCCCGTTTCGGTGCCGAGGTTAAGGAAGTGGGCGAGCACTGCGCGAGCGATCTGCTCGTCGTGGTATCGGATGGGCTTGTCCGTGTCTGGCAGGTCGCCGGTCACGCCCATCAGTTCGAGCTTCGATCCGGCGGGGATCGCAGCTCCGGCCGCTTCTCCTGCTCGGAAGTTCGTGACGAGCTCGAGTCCGGCTTCCTTCTCCGACTCTTCCCATGCCTTGTGTTCTTCGGGCTCCGCTCCGTCGGGCACGGGAGCTCCCGTATAGACGGGCACGCCGAGGCCGTTGCGCTCCACAGTGAGTGCCTGAGCGCGCAGCATCCGGTCCTTGAGGAGCCAGTTCTTGTAGGCGGTGCGCAGCAGGCTGTTGCCCACCCAGTTCGCGCCCTCGCGCTCGTTGACATACACGACCAGGCGATCGACCGTCATGCGCGCGCCCCGGGTGTCGAGGCCGTACTGCTCCACGGCCACGAGACCGCCGTCGGGTGCCACGTCGAACTTCGCGATGGTGCGAGGCGGGCGCCATGCGAGCTTGCGGAGGTGCGCGACGCCGTCTTCCACGCGGTAGACCTGCTCGAACACCGAGTGCCCGAACACGAGCTGGGTGAGCGCGAGGCGGAGGTGGTCGTCCCACGAGAACCGATCGCGGGTGCGGAGTGGCGCAGTCGGCGGGCGCCCCTTGACGTCGAGGCCTAGGTCGGTCGCGACGAGGTCGACGACTTCGTCCCGGGCTCCGGCGGGGTCGATGGTCCAAGATGTCGACCGGATCGGCATCATGACGGCGCGCAGCACGGACCCGACCTGCGAGTCTTCGCGGCGCATCTTGTCGTACACCTCGAGCGAGAGCGGCCAGCGCAGTGCGGGGTTGGTCTCGACGAGGTCGGCTCCGAGCGCGCCCCAGCCCGCGAGTGATCCGCCGCTCTGGTAGCCAATTTCGGTCAAAGGGCACCTCCTCAGAACTGGGTCGTCGCGAGGTTGTCCTCGGACGGGGCGACCTCGGCGCGCGCGACAGCGGCAGCCTTCGGTGGGGGCGGTGGGGTGTCTTTCTTGGGTGCGGCTTCGGATTTGAGCACGCCCCAGTGAGCCCACGTGACGGCTTGCGCCTGCGTCACGGGCTTCGTTGGGTCAGATTGCTCCCATGTGACGCCCGCGCGTCCGATGTTGCGCGTTGTCGCGAGTTGCAGGGAGAGGGTGACCTCTTCCTGAGGGCGATGCGGGACGAGTCCGGCGTTCGAGTACTCGAGGAACAACGAATGCGCAGCAGCGATCTCGTCGAGGTTCATCGGCAGATACTTGACCTTGGCTTCGTCGAGGGCGGAGAGCACAGCCGCAGCGTTCTTCGGGTCGACGACGACGAGCGCGTTGCCGAGCTCGGCCTTCAGCGCCTTGACGTCGCCTGCCACCCAGCGTGTGCCAGCGGCTGTCTTGTGGTGCTCAACAGCGATGGACTCGGAGTCAATACGCACGGCCTTGCCGATCGTGGCGTAGCCGCCACCGCGGCCGAGCGCGAGAGCGATCACGGCGCCATCGCCGACGACTCCGGCGTCCTCTCGCGCGTGCCTCTTCCAGACCTCGAGGTCGAGCTCGGGCAGCTTCTCAGCGGTCTCTTCCTCGTGGCCCGGCCAGATCGAGAGCCGTTGCCGCGCGAACGCTTCAGGGCTGGTCTGGCCCATGCGGTCCCAGTCGTCCTGCACGGTCTTCCACGCGAGGCGGATGCCGAGTCCCGGGTTTCCCTCGCGCCACACCTGCGGGTCCCCGAGGTTGATGAGCTTCGCGAGCTTCGGATCGTCGGACCCGACCGGGGTGTGTTCGATCCATCCCGTGCGGTCGAAGCCGCCCAGGCGGCCGCGATCGCGCAGACCCTCGAAATACTCGCCGTCCTGGTCTTCCTTCGGAACGGTGCCCGTGAAGAGGACCTGCTTGTTCGGGCTCGCGTCCGTCGTCGGAAGGAGCGCCTCGAGGATCGTGAGCGGCGAGTGCTGGGCCTCGTCGACGATGAGCACGTCGAACGACATGCCGACGCCGGCCGCTCCGGTGCGAGTGAAGAACACGAGGCGGTTGCCGTTGCTGAGCTCGATCGCCCAATTGCCGTTCCCAGTGGATATGCCCGTGACGCCCTGCGCGGTCTGCTTGCCGCCGCCCACGAGCTGCGCGCGGAGGATCGGCGAGGCCAGGATCGCGCGGCGAGCTCGGCGGAACGCCTCGCGAGCGGTCGGCCCCTCGTGTGCGGTGTGCCCGATGAGCTTGGGGGCGCCGTCCTCGCGCGGCCACAGGAACAGGTGCGCGATTTCGTACGGCAGGAGGATGTTGCCCTTGCCCTGCTGGCGCGAGACGAGGATCCCGAACTCGGTGGCCGCCCACTGCTCATCGTCGTCGATTGACGTGATGGCCTCGAGCGCGCCTTCCTGCCATTCGTCGCAGCGAACGCCAGCGAGGTCGCAGAGGTCGAGGACGTCGTCGAGGAGCGTGTCGACGCGACTAAGCGGAAGCGTCCTGACCCGGGGCTCTTGCAGCCCGAGCAGCTGCTCGCGCGGCGCGGGCTTCGCTGAGCTGCTCGGCAAGGCTCTTCTCCTTCGGCACGTCGGCGTCGGTTTGCGATGCCTCGACTGCCGAGCGGAACTCGCGAGCGATCGGTGCGAGCTTCGTGGGGTCCTTTTCAGCGACCGTCTTGAACGCAGTGCGGAGTGTGTCGACGATGAGCTTCATGTCGTCGCCCTCGGGTTGCTCAGCGACAGTCTCCGGCTCGCTCGGCGGCGTGAACGTCGGCGATGCGTCGGCCGGCGAGCGGCGAGCGGCGCGACGTTCGGCGGCGTGCGCTTCCCGGCAAGCGTCGTCGATGGGTTCCTTGTTGCGGAGGTGGCGACGGTAGGCCGAATCCGTGCCGCAGGGGGCCTTGGGGCGTCCCATCACCCCACCCCCTCGCAATTCCCCCACATTCCGGAAATTACACACGGAGAGAAGCGCCAGGTGGCGGCGGGAAGCTGGCAGCGAATGAAGGTTTCTGGATTTTTTAGCGACGTGGGTGAATTGCGACCGCGGCGTTCGCCGTCGACGTCGCAAGACACGGCCTGACCTCTTGCATGAGGTACGTCGTGTGCTCCTCAGCGATGCTGCCGAGGACGAGGATGGAGTCGGCCATGATCCCGCGCGCAGCGTGCGGCGAGCGAGGCGTGACGATGGCGACGGGTTCGATCCCGACTGCCTTCGCTCGTAGCCGACCGACGAGCTGCGAAGGTGCGATGACTACTACTCGATCGCTCATGTCGCCTCCCATATCTCGGCTGCTGCGTGGTTGCTCTTGCGTGAGTTGCAGCGGCGGTGCATCGGGACAAGGAAGCCGAGGAGCTTGCCGCCGTTGTCGAGCGCCTCGTCGTGGTCCGCGGTGAAGCTCATCGCGTCCGTGGCCGGGAGGTCAGCGTCGATCTGCTCGCCGCACCCCCACCCCGAAGGGGAGGCATACCCGCAGGGCAGCTGCTCCCGCTTCGTGCGGCGCTTGAGGGCGGCCTGCTTACGCCGGAACGCTCGGTGGCCGACGCCGTCTCTGACCGGGTGTGAGCCCATAGCTCACCTCCTCGATCGCAGGCCGGGAACGCAGAAGACCCCCGGCCGTTGGGCCGAGGGTCTTCGCACAGTCATCGCTCGGGAGCATCCTAATACGAAAGTGTCCAGAACCGGGGATTAAAAGGCCGTCGCGGCGCGCTGCTCCTCCTTCCGCTTCGCGAGCCGCTTCCCCGCGCCGAGCTCCGCGTGGCGGACGTTGCCCGCACGAGGGGCCTGCCCAGGCACGTCGAGGTCGCGCAGGGCACTGAGTCGCCGCACCTCGAGGTCCCCGCCAGCGATCCAAGCCTCGATCGTCGACTTGCTCCGACCGATGCGCCGGCCCAGCTCGCTCAGCGTCACCCACTCCTGCGGCTGGTACACCCGCGAACACGACTGGCAGAGCGCCTGGCCGGGCACGAGCGGGTCGGCCAGCACGTCGCGCGCTCCGCAGTTCGCACACTCGCGCGGGCGCTGGCGCGTCGGCTGGCGGCTTTCGAGTGGCCAGCGGACCGCGGGCTTGCCGAACCAGTCGTGCACGTTCTCGACCCACGACTCGAACGCCTGGTGATCGAGGATGTCGACCCACCACGTTTCGAGGCGGTTCGCGAGGGTCTGCGCCCAGACAGTGATGGTGTCGATGCCGTTCGGCTCGGTCACGACGATCGCGGGGCCGGTCACCTCGCCGTTTGCGGTCCGGCGCACCATGTAGTCGAAGCGTTCCCACTCAGGGCGCTCGAGCTTCTCGGACCAGTACGAGACTGAGTTGTGTAGCTCACGGAACACCGCGTCCAAGTCGTCGAGCGGTGCTCCGCGCAGCGGCAAGCGCCGAACCTCGGCCGCCACAGGCTGACCATCACGAGGAGCCGCGGACGGCAGCGTGAGGGCCGCGAGGTGACCGCAGAGCTCCGGCATCGCCTTGACCATCGCGAGAGCGTACCCGGGCGTGCGGTACTGCTCCTCGCGAGTCATGCGCTCAATCACGCTTGTCCTTCCTGGTGCTCGAGAAGACCTCGGGCGTCGCCCGATACTTCGCCTCGACCGACTTCTGGATCGTCTGCATAACCAGCGCGATCACGATCAGTGCAAAGAACGCCACGACCACCGTGAACGCAACCCATTCCCACGTCATGCCTCTACCTCGATTCCCAGCGCCTGGAGCGCCGCTCGAAGCGCAGCCGACCGGCCACGCCCATTGTTTGCCCGGTACACGCCCCGAGCGACGTCGAACGCCTCGACCGACACCACACGAGGCTCGGCCTCAATCCGCGAGCGCTCAGCACGACGAACAGCTTCATCGTGATCGGTGAGCCATTCACGCATCCGCTCGGCGGCTTCCCTGGCCTCGCCCGGCGTCAGACACACCCGGCCACCCTTCTGCGTCAAGTGCGCCGAGATCTCGCCGAGCTTTCCAACCCGCACCGCCGAACGGATGGCCTCCGCGAGCGAGACAGTTGTTGCCTCACACATGAGAAACCTCGCCAATGCTGGTGCCGTCTTCATCCCATGCCGGAACGAACGCGACCTCGGCATCGGGCTTCTCGCCCCGAGCGATGGACCATCCATCACGCTCGAAGTCGTAGCTGATGCGCAGGTCATCCGCCGCCCTCACGTCGTACAAGCTCACCGCGACCGACGAACCGTTGCCGTCTACACGCGGATACCAGAGCGCCCCGTCTTGCGTCTGCATCGGGGCCTCAGCCACGGTGGGACCTCCTCATTGCGTCGAGAACTGCGGCTGGCGACGGCGACCAGAGCACACGCACAGGCACGAGCTCGCGGCGCTCAGCCACCTGAGCGACGACAAGCGACCTGACCGGGAGCGGCACGACAGCGGGCGGATCATCGAGACGAACCGTCCACGAGAACGGCTCACCCCGAATCGCCGCCAGCGCACTCGCCACGTCACCAGGCCCAGCCTCACGCCCCTCACGCCACCCGGCCCTGAAGCCGCTCTCGTACCCCGACAAGATGCTCGGGAACAACACTCGATCCGCTAGCGACTCCGGCGACGACAGCACCTTGTGAGCCACCATCGAACGCATGACCTCGTCGCCCTCAGCCACGGGACACCTCCCGAGCAGCTTCGAGAGCAACCCTGAGTGCGTCGGTCAGGGACAGCGGGCCGTCCAGGTCGAGGTAGGCAACTCGCGCCGCCTCGACCTCCGCGTCGGTGACCTCGCGGGACTCGGCCAAGGCGCACGGCCACTCGACCGTCTCCGCATAGGTGCCGTCGCCCTGCCGACGTGAGCATTTCGCGCACACCGTGTCGCTCGGCTCGATGTCCACCGGGCGGTGCTCCTCGCGGGCCTCGGGTTCGAGAGCGAGCGACGAGAGCACGGCGTCAGCGAGCTTGCGGTAGTGCGCTTGCTCGTCGAGGTCGAGGATGTGCCACGGCGTCGGCGAGCCGTCGTAGTTGCGGCGGCCGTCCGCCTCGAATAGCGCCCGCGCGATCTGCTCCCGGTCGGGTCGCTTCGCGCGCTCGGCTGCGAGCCGCTGGCTCAGGTCCTCGATGATCCCCCAGAGGTCCCGAGGGCTGCGGCCATGTTGGGAGCAGTCCTCCATCGGCCCGTCATTGACGTTGCACCCTCCGTCGCATGGGAGGTCGGGGTGCTTCGCGCGCTCGTCGGCCCTGACCTCAGCGTCGTGCGCGGTCAGCCACCGGTCGAACTGCAACCCCGCGAAGACCACGTCGGCGGGAGTTGGCATCTTCGCGACCGTTCCGTCTTCGTAGTAGGCAGTCGGCCCCTTGGCGTAGTGTCTGCGCACGAACTCAGTGGTCGGCGTGTACTCCTGCTCAGCCATCTTCACCAGCTCCTCTCTCGACCAGGACCACACGGCCCGTCTCCCTGCTCTTGGCCGCCGCCGCGACATGGCGATGGTCTGCCGAGTCGTAGTCGACCCACCACCCCTCGCGCTCTGACGGTCCACACAGGTAGCCGTAATCGTCCTCAGCCAGCAACGACGAGTCCGGCATCTCCGAGTACTCGAACTCGTCTCGCCCGTTCAGCACGTAGCTCATGAGCGCGGAATGTTCGGCCTCAGCTGCGACTTGCTCAGGCAACGGCTCGTAACGCAGCTTTGGGCGAGGACGATCCGGCTCGGTCACCGCATGCTCGTCCGCGACGACGATCGCGCTCAAGGGTCGCTGGAGTGCGCGGGCTACCTTGAAGCCCGTGGCTTGCCCGTACCCCTGCTCAGCCACGACGGGCCTCCTCTCGATCGTCTTCCCGGAGGTCGAGCACCGCGCACGGGCACCCACCATCGCCAGCCCAGAACGGGCACAACTCCTGCTCGCACCTAGCCACGACGCACCGCTTCGAGCTGCTGCAGCACGAGCGCCGCGACCGGCTTCGCACCCCGCATGAGCACCGCCCACTCCGACGGGTTCGCCTCCGGCGTGAACGGCTTCCGCTCGCTCGCCTGCGTCATCCCGACAAGCGCATCCGCGATGACCAGGAGCTCGTCTTTGCTCGCCGGCAACGGCTCCACCCGCACACCAGCCTCGCGAAGCAGCAGCTGCTCACCGACCCCCAGCACACCCGCCGACGACGCCTTCGCGTACACAGTCGCCTGCTTCTCGCTCACCCCCGACGCGAACAACATCGCCGCCATACGCACGCTCTCACCAGTCGGAGCGCCCAACGCCCGAATAGGCGCCAGCACCGCGCGCAACTCAGCCACCTCATCCACGAGCTGCGTGAACTCCCCGAACGTCGGGTTCTTCCACCTCTCCGCACGCGCCTGCATCTCCTCAAGCCGCTCCGGGCTCACCCGCGCCCCCATCAGAGCACCGACCCGAGGTCGAAGCCGCGCGGATAGACGCCCGCGACGTTCGTCGCGAAGTCGATTCCGAACACGCCCGTGCGAGTGGTCGACCCCGGGACGACGAAGGCCAGCCCCACCGGAGGGTCCACCACCCGGCGCTCGGTATCCACTGCGAGCTCCACCCGCCGCCGCGCATCCCCGAAGTAAGACGCCGGCAAGCTCCCCAGGATGCGCTTCTCCAGGCGATCCATGATCCGCTTCGCCTCCTCACGACGCAGCGCGGCGAGGTCCTCCTCCGGCGTCAGGCGCACGAACTCCACGCCAGCGAGGTCCGGAGCCACCTCCGCGACCTCCACGGCCTTGAACGACCGCGAGCGCGAAGTGAAGCGGCGAGCAGGATGCGGGAAGTTCGAGCTGTTCTCGAGCTCCCAGAGCTCCGCCTCCGCGCCCTCGCCAGTGAGGTACCAGCCCGCCTCAGCCGGAAGACCGAACGTGAGCTCCCGTACGAGCTCGAATGTCACACCGGCCTTGGCCAGGTGCACGGCATCGACGGCCTGTTTCCGAGTGTCGGCCTCGGGACGGCGGAGCATCACCGACGTCACCGTGTCACCCGGGAACCCGACCCCCACGCTGTGCTGGATCGACGTCACGACGAACTCGCCGCCTGTCGACAACCGGATCCGTTGCAGGCACTGCATGTCCTGCGGTGTGATCGGCTCTGTAATCTGCTTCGTGATCTTCATGCGCTCTGCTCCTCTAGTTGCTGTGCCCCCACCACGACGGCGGCAGGCTTCCTTCTCGTCTTGCTGACTAGTTCCCCGTGACACCGGCACTCGTCCGGCCTGACCGGCTCACACGCCCCATGCGGCCCCCGCCAGCAGCAGGACCGGCCGCACGCGCCCGGCTTCCCGGCGTGCTCCTGCGGCTCAGGAGCCCACGCGGGCGGCCGCATCACGACTCCGGCCGATTCGCTCGCGACAACAACACCCCGGCATGACAGGCCAGTCCCGGTGGGCACCAGCACGCCAAATCACGGCCCCGCAACGGCTCGAGGTCCAACTCGGGCGTCTTGTCCAGATACGTGCGGAACAGGGCCGTCACCACGGAGTGCGCCTGCTCCGGATACAGGTCGAAGCTCAGAGCCCGCGTCAGGTCCGTGTAACCCTTCGGCGGCACCACTCGGTACAGCTGCGTCGACCCGCCAAACCCGTGCACCACCCTCGACTTACGCAGACGAAACGGGTTCGCGTACCGCGACGGACGGCCCACATACACAGCCCCCTCCGGCATCCGCCACCCCTTCGACCGCTTCCGCTGAATCCGCCGAGGACGACCCACCGCGAGCGCCTGCACCGACTCCACAGCGGACTCGAACGCCTCCGCACGCTCGAACGCCGCGCCGACCACGGCACCGAGCCCGCTCACGAGTCACCGCCCGTCAGCGAACGCCCGAAGCGCAGAGCCAGCGCACGCCGAACAGGTCGCCACCACGGCCCGCGCTCCCGGAGGAACGACCACACCTCGCCCAGCGCCTCGGCGCGGCCCGCAGCGTGCGACGGAGCGACCTCAGCGCGAGCCTCAGCCAACTCCGCCAGCACGGTCGAGAGTTCAGTGGCGTTGGTTACCGCAGCGTCCCGGAAATGGCGGGCTTGCTTCTCCGCGAGCGCCAGCTGAGACTCCCGGACGTAATGCACAAGCTCGCCCATCTCCCGGACCTCGGCCGGAGACAACGGGGTACCGTCCACGTCCGTCGACCGCCACCCCGTCGAAGTGCGCTCGATCAGCTCATGGTCCGGGTCCTCGGTCGTGTAGTAGCCCAGAGCATTGGGAAGCGCCGCGAGCACCCGGTAGAGGTCTTCCCGCTCGAGCAGTGACACCGGGATGGCGCCACCGTGCCCCGGATTGACGAGCACCATCTCGCCCTCACGGCGAGCGACCGTCATCCGCACGCGACCCGGATGCGTGCCAATGACCACGGTCCACCCCAAGAAGAGGTCCCCGACGCCAACGGGCACGAACTCCTCGCCGCTCACCGCCCGGCCTCCGCACGCTTCACACGCGACGACGAGCCGTAAACGATGCTCATAGCCGCCGTCGACACCTTCCCGATCGCGGATCCGAGGTTCCCGGGCGACTTGTTCCCATCCAGAGCCGCCGCGAGCGCGAGCGCCTCCTCCTCTGAGAACGTCACCACCACCGAGCCCTCCGGGGCAGCCGAGGCGCTCTCCACCGGCCCGGTCATTCGCCCGCCTCCTCAGCAGCAGCGCGACCCTCAGCACCCGCACGGATCAACGCGAGCGTCCCAGGCAAGTCCTCCGCCGACACCAACACGGCACGAGACTTCGAACCATCCTGAGGCCCCACGATCTCCCGCGATTCCAGCATCTCCATCAGATGCGACGCCTTCGCGAAGCCCAGCCGGAGCTTGCGCTGCAGCATCGACGTCGACCCAAACTGCGCGTTGATGACGAGCTCGGCCGCCGCGAGCAGCAGATCGAGGTCGCTCCCGATGTCCGCAGCCACCTCGCCCGGACCGTCCTCTTCGTCCACGATCTCCGCGTCGACCACGTCATCAGCCGGAGAGTTCTTCTCCCACTCGTCGAGCAGCACGTCCGCGAGATCCCACAACGATCGCGGCAGCTGGTGATACTGGAAGCGCCCCACCGGCACCTCACCCAACTCCGAGCGCAACAGGTTCCCGCGCGAACCCGCCTCCACGCCCGAACGAGTGAACAGCGTGAGCGAGAACCGACCCTCCGGCAAGTCCTTCACCTCGAACTCGTAACCGCCACCCTCCTCCAACGCCAGCACCACGTGCCGCGTCGGTTCGTCCGTCGGCATGTCCAACGTCGTCTGACCATCCGCGGCGCCCGTACGCTCGGCCACAAGCGCGCTGAGCACATCCCGGACGATCTCCTCGTAGTCCTCCGTGACCGGCTCGAGCTTCGTGAGACGCACCTTCGGCTCCCGCTCGAAGTTCTCGTTCTCCGTCACCTCCGTCGTCACCAACAGACCGATAACCGGGACCACCGTGCCGGCATGCAAGCCAGCCACCAGCGTCCCGATGATCGAATCCAGGCCATTCGCGTCGCCCTTCGGCAGCGTCGATGCGAGCTTCACCATGTCGTCAATCCCTTCGTAGAGCGGCTACGCCGCGAGTGTTGTCGTGCTGATGTCGAAGCCACCCCAGGGCGAGTAGCCCGGGACAGCGCGAGTACCCGGCGACTCCCGGTGCGTGAGCATCGGTGCACCTCCGACCTGGAACTCCTGCGGGTACGCGGCGGCCAGCCACTCGCGCGCCTGCTTGGCCTTGCGCTTGTCCATCGCTCCCGGGCCGACCCCACCGCCATGCGGTCGCATCTCGTCCGGCAGAAGGGGCAGCTCGCGCCACCCGGGCCATGCGTGGTCATGCCACTGCGCGATCACCTCGTCGCCGCTACCGATCGCCTGCCACGAACACGGCTCGCAGATCGCTCGCTGAACGAGCCCACCGACGCACAGACAGCCGGCGTGCCAGCCATGCGAGCACCAACGCAGTTCCGCCGTGAACGCCGCGAGCGCGTGGCCGTTGTCCGTCGCTCCCAACGAGTCGAGGTGGTCGACATTCCACATGCGCGACACCGCACAGGAGTTGAGGTTCCCGTGTTCCTTCACCCACGCCTCCCACGCCGCGAGCAGTTCGTTCGGTGTGAAGTAGTCCAGTGAGAACCCGTCCGGCACCCGACGCCCGGCCATCGCGAGCGCGGGGGCAGACGTGACGGCGTCGAGGAGGTCGTCGAGGTCGAAGAGTGGAGTGTCGAGGAGGCTAGAACGGCGGTTCATCGAAGTCATTCCCTCCTGAGCCGTCGGCCCACGTCTGTGGCTGTTGGTTGCCCGCCGGCGGCGAGCTCGGAGCGCCGAAGCCCCTCGATTGCCCGCCCGAGTTGCCCGACGACTGCGAGCCGCTCGACGTGCGTGTGAGCTGCGCCGTGGCGTACCGGAGCGACGGGCCGATCTCCTCGATTTCCAGCTCGATCGACGTGCGCTTCTCGCCCTCTTTCGTCTCGAATGAGCGCTGCTTGAGGCGCCCCTGAGCGATGACCCTCGAGCCCTTCGACAGCGACGAGGCGACGTGCTCAGCGAACTCCCGCCAGACCGAGGCCCGGAGGAACAACGCGGGGCCGTCCTTCCACTCGTTCGACCGGCGATCGAAGACCTTCGGCGTCGACGCGATCGTGAAGTTCGCCACCGCCAGACCGTTCGACGTGTACCTGAGCTCTGGATCCGCCGTCAGATTCCCGACGACGGTGATGATGGTGTCTCCGGCCACTAGCTGGCCTCCTCTTCTCGAATCACCGCGACAGCGACAGGCGGCACGCCCGTCCACTTCGCGATCTCTGCATCGGTGAACTTGTTCCGGATCATGTGGCGGACATGGACGATCTGAGCCGGGTCGACGAGCACAATCTGCGGAGGCGGCGTACCGGCGCCCAGCACCGTCTTCACGCCCGCCTCGATCACCTCGGCGATCGACAAGCCCCGATCGTGCGCCACGGACGCCAGACGTCCCCAGACACTCTCCGGGAACCTCACCGAGCGGCTAGAAGGGGTCGACGTCTGAGAAGTCGTCGTCGAAGTCATCGGAGCCCCCCTCGAGGTGAGAGTTGTCCTGACCCGCGCGCTGCAGGAGAGTCCACTGGTGGTTGCGAGAACGAGCCGTGCCGCAATGTCTGCAATCCCGTTCCGTCCCCGAGGGATGGCGAGAACAGAACGGCGAAGGTGGGAGCCTCACGCTCTCGCGCTCGTCTCCCTCGAACTCGACCCGCCCCCTCTCTCGCTCTCCTAAGCCACGATTCGCGACACGATTCGCGAAGCCGCTCGCGAATGGAGCCTCCGGGTAAGACGACGGGTTCCGGCGATCCACCGTGCCCAGCAAGTCCGGGGCGATCTGGAACAGCGACCGGCCGTCCTCGTCCGCGTACAGCAGCAGGAACTCGGACTCGTCGAGGTGCAACATCACCTCCTCGAGACGCTCCGCCGACACCGGATCGTCCGGCAACATCTCCCGAACCATCCGACGAGGCAACACCTCGCCGCGGCCGTGATCGTCCGCCCACGCCATCAGCGCCATCGCGAAGAACCGCATCCCCATCGGAACCGCCGTCACGCGCGGATCGCGGAAGAACGACGGCTTCACCGTCCTTTGCCTCCGCATCTGCATATGGCTGCGTTCCCTTCAAAATCAAGTCGATAGCGCGGCCAATCTGACGAGCGGACACGCGAACGCACTCCGACCAGCCATGACCGCGAGGCATGTGCTCCCACGCGTCGAGGTTGTCGACGAACGCGGGCTCGAAGACACGACGGAGCTCTGAGAGCGCCGCACGCTCCCAGACCGCCGGCGTGCGGCGGAAGGCGAAGAGGATGCGAGCGCCGTGCTCCACGAGCTCCGCGAGCCTCGTGCCCGACGGGACCGCCCGGCCCACCTTCAGGACGCCCGACTCCGGCCACCACGCGACGTAGGTCGTCGCGAGTCCGGCGCTCATGCGCGCACCCCTTCGAGCACCCGAGCAGCGAACTCGACGTCAAGCCTGCGGAGGCCGAGCCCGCCCTTGAATGGGATCGGTTCGGTGAGGGGGCGCGGGTTCGCGAGCACGAGGTGGTAGCTGCTCGCCTCGCCCCACGGAGAGCAGGCGCCGTAGTCGGGCCTGACGGGCAGTGGGCTGCTGAGCTTGTGGCAACCGCCGCCGTACTCAGGCCCCACGTGGACGTCGACGAGGTCCACGACGCCGAGGATCGCCCCGTAGATGAACCGCGGGTCGTCCGGGTCGACATCGTCCGCCACTTCCCACAGGTAGGCGTCGTCGACACGGTAGCCCTGGAGCTCGGACTCGATCGCGCGCGACACCTCGGCGTACGCGCCGCCTTCCTCCTCGAAGACCGCGAGGCCGGCGTGGATTGCGACGGGTCCGCGGTAGTCGCCGGCGAGGTTTCGCGACCGGTTCTCGACATCCTTCCCGCCATGCACGATCGCCCACGCCCAGGGCTGACGAACCGTGAGCACACGCACCTCCTGCGCGGTCACGGGGTCACCTCGCCCGAAGCAGCCACACGAGCGCCGGCGATCTCCGACGCGGTGAGGCGCTCGTCGGCGTGCTCCATCCGCACCGTCACCGACTTCGCCGACCACCGCACCACCGGATACCACTCACCCGTCGCCAGCCAGCGCACCTCATCGCACGACCCGAACCGAGCCTTGAGGTCCATGGCGGCCAGCACCTCGCGCTCAGCCTTGGCAGCCGCGTAGGCAGCCTCGCGAGCAGGACGCCGCAGCTTGTGGAGCAGCGACTCCCTGCGGCGCGTGAGCTCCGAATAGCGCGAGATCTTCGCGTCCGTCAGAGCAGCGCCCGAGCGCTTCCCGATCGGCAAGTTCAGCACGCCGTGATCCAGCGGCCCCGCACCGGACGCCGTCAGCCGCTCGAGCTCAGCGTCCACGCTCTCGAGGTCATCCCGGAACATGCGCAGTTGTCCCTCTGTGTAGAGCTCAGCCACGATGCACCTCCTCTTTCGTTCCATCCGCGAGGAGTTCCCACTCCACGCCGTAGTTGTCTTTGAATGTCACGGCCGCCGGGTCATCCCACGACGCGACCGACAGCCCCTGGTCCTGGCCGTCCTTCGAATGCGCCAGCCCGTGGCAGCCCGAGTGATTGCCGCCGAACATGCCGCCCGCTCCACCGCAGAGGTGCAGCAGGTTCTGAATGTCGTGCGTGCCACCGCGGCCCTTGTACTTGCGGTGATGCTTCTCCGTGGCCTCCGCCATGTGGCACGCCTCGCACTTGCCCCGCGAGCGCAGGCGGAGGACCTTCACCGTCTTCGCCGGCACATCACCCGTCGCGCGCTTCGGGGGCTTCGGATACGCGCTCACGCGATGTCCCCGAGGTCCAGCGACTGCGCCAGCGGCTTCGCAAAACGGTGACGGATCAGCGGCAAGTGCTCCTCAGTGAGCTCGATACCGACCGTCTCGAACCCCTCGAGCACCGCCGCCTCGAGCGTTGTCCCCGAACCCGCAAACGGATCAAGCACAATGCCCCCCCTCGGAGTCACCAGGCGGATAAGCCAGCGCATGAGCGCGAGCGGCTTCACCGTGGCGTGCGCGACCCCATCGACAACCGGACGCTCCGATGTTGGGGCCTTCGCCTCGTACTTGAACGTCGGGAAGAACCGAGACGCGCCACCCTCATCGTCGTGTCCGCCACGAGGAACCTCTCGAGCAACCCAGGCATCGTCATTCAGCAGGCCGAACGCCTTGGTGCTCGTGCCGCCCGAGCGAGACACCGAGCGCCCGCTCTGCGCATCCAGCACCGCGGCCTGCGTGTCATCGAGCACAACGTTCGTAGGCCAGCGTCCTTCAACGGTCCCGATGATCTCCCGGCGGTAGTTCCCGCCTGACATAGAGCCGTTGGAGGACATCACCTCGCCGGTTGACTTCTCAACGGAACGAACCTCGTCGCCAACTCTGCAGGCGTCGATGTTGAGAGCTCCCGTCCCGAATGCGATGACGTTCGCCGCGACCGTGCCGGCCAGGGGCTTGCGAGCGACCACGATCGGCTCGAAGGCGGGCTTGAGTGCCGTGCCCCAGCCCTGCCACACCTTCGCCTCCTCCGTGAACGCGACGTCGCGACGCTCGCGAGGACCAGCGACGTTGCCGCCGAGCAGCCCAGCCCGCCACACCTGCGCGGCCGCTGGCTTCTCGTGCTGCCCCGTGACCTCACGCGATCGCCAGTTCTGCGACTCCACCGTGCGATCCGCGACCAGCTGCTCGATCTCCGGAGGCACCTCGGGGAGGTGCGGGCGCAGCATGTCGAAGTACTCAGCCGTCGCAACGTGCGGCTGCTCCTTGTCCGTCACGTAGTGCGAGCCCATGAGGGTGCCAGTGATCTCGTTGACCTGCGCTGCCGTCAGATGCTGGCGGATGAACGCCGTGAAGCGGAGCGCGCGGCCGCGGCGTTCGCGCGTCGCGTCGAGCTTGTCGATCGCGGACGACACGTCCATCGACTTCGGGAAGCCCGACCCGTACAGCCACGCGATGGAGTCGCGCAGCTCGAAGCCGGAATCCTCGATCGCGACAGCCATGCGGTGGAACGTGCGCGAGCCGCCGAACGCCAGCAGGTGCCCGCCCGGCTTGAGTACCCGCAGCGCCTCGCTCCACAGCTCCACGCTGTACGCGATGCCGGACGAGTCCCACCCCTTACCCATGAACCCGAGCTCATACGGCGGATCGGTGACAATCGCGTCGACCGAGGAGTCCGCGAAAGACTTCATGACGACCTCAGACGCCCCGTGATAGAGCGTCACCGGGCCGCTCTCGTAGTAGGGCTTCACGACGCCACCCGCAGCTTCGGAGCCTCGAGGTAGCGGTATTCGAGCTCCACGCCCGCATCGAGCGCAGCCTGGATGCCGGCGCGCATCCCCGCAGACGTGCCCCGGTCGAGGTACACCGCCACCAGCGACGACGCCGGGATCCACGCATGCCCTGCGGCGATCCCCAGGGACCGCTCCTCGGGCACGTCGTCGCGCAGGATGCCGCGCTGTGTGTGCAACAGATGCGACGCGATCGGCGCCTCACCACGCATCAGCGAATCGCGCACTGCTGCACGCGCATAGTCGATGTTCGCCGCCACATCGCCAGCGAACGGTGACTCGATCACCACGAGCCGGGGTGCCTTGGTAGGCAGAAGAGAGTTCATGCTGTCGCCTCCGAGACGAGATGAGTGTCGAGAACCGCGGCGGCGATCGCCTCCGCGAACGTCTCGAACGGAATAGGCCAGTCGTTCGACGGCCGGTAGTGCCAGGGCTTGGGATGGTCAACAGCCGTGCAGAAACGGCACTTATAGACCCGCGGGCGCCTCACGAGCCGCCCCACTTCGGCAACGCGGCCAGCTCGAGCGCATGCTCCGGAGTACGACCGATGACCGCCTCATTCCGCGCCACACGAACCATCCACCGCGACGGGGCGATCTCCACCGGCACACCCAACGGCAACTTCTGCCAATAGATCGACGGAGACCGACGCTCAACCCGGCGCTGACGCAAGATCGCGACAAGCGCGCATGTCAGGAGCACCCCTGCCAGGAAAGCCACGAAAAGCACGAAGCCGTGCAACGGCGAATCGATATACATCACGCCGCCACCCCCACACGAGCCGCGCGCATCTCCAACGCGCGCTGGTCCTCGTAGTCGCGCTTCCACGAAGAGCATCGACCGCAGCCGCATCCCTTCCGATACGCCGTCTGCACGGACATGTCCGGGAACTCGCAAGGGACACCCTCGAGAGCTTCCGCAGCCCGAAAGCGACGGCACGACGAGCACTCAGAGCTCTTCGCCTTCAACGACCCACGCCACTCGAAACCGCACCGCGTGCACGTCTTCCAACCAGCAGACGCCGGACGATAATCACCGCGTCCGCCGCGGACGATGACGCCGCCGACGCTTCCGGAGGTCATGCTGCGACCGCCAGAGCGTCGTGCTCGCCGAGCCACTGCAAGCAGCCGTCCCAGAGACGCCCGTAGCCGCGCGGGGTGAGGCGCGTCGAGACTCGCGTCTGCGGACCGCGCGTCGTCGTGTCGAACGTGTGCGCGTGCGGCTTCACCCAACCCGCCTCGATCGCTCGAGCCGTCGGCTGGTTGTTGCGCACCGAATCGTTGCGAATAATCAGACCCAAGCGAGCGGCCTGGTCGAACACATCCTGATGCCGCACCTTCCGGCCCGGCATGTTCGCCGCGACATGCACCTTCAAGTCATTCGCGAGATCCCCGATCGTGCGCAGACCCTCCGACTGACGGAACGTATCCGCCTGCGCCGCCCTGGGAGCAAGCACAGCAACCTCGGCGCGAGCGGCGCGGGCCTCCTCGACAGCCGCAGACGCCGCCGCGGCCAGCGCCGCGATACCGTCGAGCGAGGCCACGTCGAACGACGGAACCGAATACGACCCCGTCCGGCGGATGCTCGGCAGAACCTCCTCGAACACCCACCGCTCAAACACCTGCGCGCTCGGCAGCCGACTCGACACGATCAGACGAAGCACATCCGCCTCCGACAGCACACGCACACCCTGCACGCCGCCGCCCGTCTGAAGGGGGTGGTAAACCGCCACCCCCTTGCAGTGCTGCTTCACCGAGTTCACCGTGTCAACGAACCCGAGCGCCGCCGCAACATCGCGAGCCATGAACAGCACCACGCCATCGACGATCACCGTGCGCACGCGATACTCGCCGAACTCGAACACCTCGAGCGCGCTCACGCTGCAACCCCCGAGACTCCGCGCCGGTAGTCGACCAAAGCCACAAGGCCAGCCTCGATCTCCGGACGAGTTTGCCCGCCATCGCGGCAAGCAGCCGCGTTGCCGGCATGCCACCGAGCAGCAGCGATGTCGCCCTCAAGCACAGCCGAGGCCGCGCAGAGCATCATGGACTCGAGAACAACGAGTCGCCTCGACGGGCTCACGCCGCACGCTCCTGCGACTGCTCGGCCGCTTCCGCGTCACGGATCGCGAGACGCTCAAGCGCTGCGACGCCGAGCTCGATGAACCGAGCACGCGCCGCCGGACCGGGAGTGCCGAACTTGTTGACGGGTCTAGCGTCGGTCTGCGCGATAGGCTGAGGGCTGATGGATTGAGACATGAACGGTGTCCTTCTTCTGTCCTGGCCTCGCAGTTACAGCTGCGAGGCCTCTTGTTTTGTGGAGGTCAGGCCGCGTGGGACGCGGTTACCTGGAACTGCGGTGGTGTGAATGCCGCAGGCGAGACGCTCAGCGCCTCCGCGACCTTCAGCAGCTCGCTGAACGAGAACTCGCTCTTCGCGGCGAGCTTGCGGTTCAGCGTTGGGTAGGGGATGCCGGTCTCGTCTGAGACGGAGAGCTTCGTGCGCCCCGATTCCTTGATCGCGTCCGACACCGCCGTCGCTGTCCACTCGATGATGTGCTTGTCCATGTGGTCAATCTAATTGCTCACACGATCAAGCGCAAGCGTGAACACTTGCCAATATGGCCCATCTGTTTGCTCAAAATGAGTGCTATGGTGACCACATGGACATGCAGACCCGACGCGAGCGCGCCGAACTCTTCGCCCGTTACATCGGCCTTGAACTCAAAGGCGCGATCGTCAGCCGCGGTCGCACCGCGCAGGACGTTGCCGAGGCCGTGGGGCGATCCTCGGCCGGATTCAACCGGTGGCTCAACGGCAAGCGAGAGCTGCCTATTACCGTCCTGTGCGAGGTTGCCGAGCTCCTGGACATGGACCCGCGCGTCATCGTCGAGCACGCGTACGACCGCGTCGTCGATGAACTGGGCGAGCGTGACGATGAAGAAATGTCGGAGGGTGGCGCTACGGTCACCGAACTCCGAATCCCGGAAGAGTCGAAGCTTCGTGGCGCTGCCCACAAGGGCCAGGAGTTCAACGAAGACGACCACACCGACATCTAGCTCGAGAGGAGCCAGCGTGTACGACCCTCACCAACACGCCCACGAACTCAAGATCCCAGTCGTGCGGCACCCGCTCCGAGCTAGTAACGGCATGTGGCTACCCGACCAGGGCGTCATCCTTCTCAAGCTGCGGATGCGCTCGCTGATGGAGCGCAACGTGCTCGCGCACGAGATCGCGCACGCGGTGCTCGGTCATGGCTTCCAAGAGTGCGGGACCACTGGGGAGGGCAGGCAAGAGCACCGCGCGAACTCCCTCGCCGCAACGTGGCTGGTCGACGACGACCACCTCCGCGACCTCCAACGCACCTACGACGACCCAGGCCGCTGGTGCGCGGAACTCAGCATCACCCCAGCGATCCTCCGCGCCCACCTCGCGGCCTAACGAAGGACACCCCATGACCACCCGCCACCTCAAGGCGGTCCCTCCGGCGACCGCGCAACCACGCGCCGTGCTCTACCTTCGCCAATCCACCCACCGCGAAGAATCCATCAGCCTCGAGCTGCAAGAGACCGCCGCTCGCGCCTACTGCGAAAAGCACGGCTACAAGGTCGTCGCCGTCGAAGCTGACCCCGGAATCTCGGGACGCACATGGAAGCGACCCGCCGTGCAACGCGTCATGGCCATGGTCGAAGGACGCGCAGCAGACGTCATCGTCCTCTGGCGTTGGTCACGCCTTTCCCGCTCACGCCTCGACTGGGCCGTCGCCGCCGACCGCTGCGACGTCGCCGGCGGACGCATCGAGTCTGCCACGGAACCCAACGACCCCACCGCCGCCGGACGCTTCGCGCGCGGTGTCATGACCGAGCTTGCCGCCTTCGAGTCCGAACGCATCGGCGAAGGATGGAAAGAGGCGCACGCACGACGCGTCGATCAAGGCATGCCAGCTCACGGCCTGCAGCGCTTCGGCTACGACTACGACAAAGCAACGGGGTTCACGCCGCACCCCCTCGAAGGCCCGATCCTCGCCGAGACATACCGGCGCTACCTCAGTGGAGAATCCATCTACTCGCTTGCGGATTGGCTCACGGGCAGCGTCGTCAAGACCTCACGCGCCGGCAGCAGCATTTGGAGCTCACGAACCGTGCGCCGCGTCCTCGACTCCGGCTTCGGCGCCGGATACTTCACCGTCCACAACGAGCTCCGCAAGGGAGTCCACGAGCCCCTAATCACCGAGGACGAATGGAAGCGCTACCTCGAGGCGCGGGACTCGCGCCGCGTGCGGCGCAGCGGCGAACGCTCCGCCTACCCACTCTCCGGCCTCATCTACTGCATCTGCGGCTCCCGCATGCACGGCTCAAGGATGGGCGAACACGGCCGCCGATACCGCTGCGCGGACTCCAAAGAGAAACGCACCCACGCAGGCGGCTTCGTCAAAGCCGAACGCGTCGAGCAGGAAGTGCACGACTGGCTCCGCTCCCAGAACGACGAATGGATCCGCGCCGAAGCCGCGGCCAAGATCGAAACTCGCCCAGCCGTCCGCCCCGTGCACGACCCCTCCGCGCGCATCCGCGCCGACCTCGCACGACTCGACCAACGTATGGACACCCTCGTCGAACGACTCGTCGACGGCATCCCGCAAGACGCATTCGCGCGCGCACGAGACCGGATCATCGAGGAACGGGCCGCGCTCGAGCATGAACTCCGAGGCGCCGAAGTGCGAGCCATCCGCGCACCAGTCACCCTGCTACCCGAGCTCGTCGAACGATGGAACGACCTGCCTCCGGCCGAAGCCCGAGAGCTGCTGCGCGCCGTCGTGGAACGCATTACGGTGAAGACCGGACGCCCCGCAGCCATCGTCACCGTCACGCCCAAGACCTAA